GCTCCTGAATGGACAGACGATATGCGTACACAGTCTGGTATACAAACAAATAACCCATTAGGTTACGCATTACATAATACATATATTGCTCCTGTTATTAGTAAGCCTTCGTTGACAACAATTAGAAATATATTCCAAGACGGTGACGTAGGCGATCCGACAATTGCAGGAGTATCAGGATATGTTGTAACAGGCGGCGCAATTGCACTAACTGATTTAAGCGTTGGTACAGAAGGTTCAGCAAGCGGCAACGGCGCAATTGCATACAATAATTCAACTGGGGTGTTTACATATACCCCACCTGATCTAAGTTCATACCTAACCAGTGTTGCATTTAGTGATTTAACTAGCACACCAACTACACTTGCTGGGTATGGCATTACAGATGCAGATGTAAGTGGTAATGCTAATATTACAGGAAATACTGGCGTAACTGGAAATCTAACTGTAAATGGAAACTCTGGTGTTGATGGTGATCATTCAGTAACTGGAAATAGCAGTTTAAACGGAACATTATCTGTTACTGGAGATACTACATTATCATCTAATGTAAATGTAGGTGGTGATGCTAATATTACAGGAAATAATACCGTAACCGGCAATAGTTCTGTAGCCGGCAATAGTAGTGTAGTTGGCAACTTAAATGTTACTGGCGATACTACACTAGCTGGCAATTCTTCTGTGGCTGGCAATGCAGATGTGACAGGAAATCTTGATATTACCGGAACATTGACTGTATCAAACAAGACTATCAATACACCAGACACTTCAACCGGTGGTGCTAATTCAGGGACCGCTACAGCACTTGATGTAACTAAAACACTACAAGTGCTAAACAGCGCAGACGGTGATGATGACTGGTGGTCGTTAGCAGACGGTACAGAAGGACAGATAATGCATTTTGTTCCAGGTACTGGCGCAGGCACTGACCAACATAAAGTTACCATTGCAAACTGGAGAAGATGGGATAGCGGTGCAGGAGTAGCAGGCGAATGGGTAATTGAAACCAATCTTGACTGGCTTCCTTTTAAATTAGACTTTGACGGTACTAGATGGACTGGAGTAGCAACTGCGATATTCACAGACGGTGCTTGGCAGACTAACAACCCTTGGATTGATTAATAATGAGCAACATTAACGCAATACCTTACTTTTACGACAAGCAATTTAGACGCTATATTCAGCAGTTTATTCGATTGTTTGCCGGATTTCAGTATGTAAAAGGATACACAGAACAAGGTAATCCGATCTATCATACTGTACCTGTACGTTATGGTGATATTAGTCGTATGGCTGCTCATATACAAAGAGAAAACAGTGAAAACACTATAAGTGCTGTTCCTTTTATTAGCTGTTATGTAACTGGATTAGCGATTGCTCCTGAAAGAAGAACATATCAGCAATTCGAAGACAAGCTATCAGTATATGAAAAAAAGTACAATGATAGTACACAAAGTTATGAAAATAGCGAGGGAAGTGTATATACTGTAACAAGACATCAACCTGTTCCGTATAACTTACAAATGCAAGTCGATTTATGGACAAGTAATAATGAACAAAAGATGCAACTACTAGAACAAATGCTAGTATTGTTTAATCCAAGTCTTAATATACACACAACAAATAATGCACTAGACTGGAGTAGTTTAAGTGTTGTAGAACTAACAGGAACACAATGGACTAATCGCAGTATTCCACAAGGAGTCGATGATATTATTGATATAGCAAGTCTTTCGTTTGAACTTCCTATACTAATTAATCCACCTGCAAAAGTTCAAAAGAACAGCATGATTCATACTATTATTGGAAATATAAATGTTATCCCAACTGGCACTGCAGATGAAGTAAGAGCAGGAGAATCTTATATACCTCTATACACAACATATACAGTTGTTACACTAGGGAATTATAAAATGAGATTTACAGTTGACAATTCAGGAGTTGCAACTGCAAAGATACTTTCAGAATCGGGTAACACAGTAGACACAGACGGCAGTCCTCTAACATGGGATACAGTATTCGATGCATATGGCGAGTTTAGACCAGATATTAGTCAAATAAGATTAAAACAAACAGACAATCCTGCAGACACATCAACTGATATTGTGGGAACATTGACAAGACACAGTACAGATGCTAACTTGTTAGTAGTAACATTAGACACTGATACAATACCTGCAAATACACAAGACGCAGTAGATGCAATAATCGATCCTGGCATGAATTATCCCGGTGATGGTACATTGACAGCGGCTGTTACAGGAGATAGATATTTGCTACTAGAAGATATACCACAAGGAACAGCATGGGCAGGTATATCGGCAAGTAAAAACGACATCATCGAGTACAATGGTACTGTATGGAGTGTAACATTTGATGCAAGTAATAATACTGGATCAGAACATTATACTCTAAATGTAAATACAAACGACAAACTAAAGTGGACAGGGGAACAATGGATTAATGCATATGAAGGCACATATAATCCTGGCTTCTGGAGAATATATTTGTAATGCTAACCGCAAGTGGTTGCTGCTTTTTAGCACTTAATACAGGACGTATAATGCTACAACAACGTAGCGAAGATGTGAGTCATCCACTTACATGGAGTTTTTGGGGTGGCAAGCGTGAAAAGGAAGAACGTCCAATAGAAACATTGTTACGTGAGTGTCGTGAAGAAATGGGACCGCTCCCCGATATTGAAAAAGTATATCCTATACATTCGTTTTTAAGTGACGATAATAAATTTACATACCATACATTTTGCGTAACAGTGTTTGAAGAATTTGTTCCTACAACAAATGGCGAAAGTGCAGGATATGCTTGGGTTAAAATAAATGCTTGGCCCAAGCCACTACATCGTGGTGCTCGTGTTGTACTTGAAAAACCAGACATGGTAGATAAAATTGTTTCTATATGGGAAAGGCAAAAAGACAAATCCGACTTGTCTAATTGGCTGGATACTTTTTAAGTTTTACTTGTTGCTTCTTTATATTCTTTGCTGTTTTTACCGTATGCTCGTGATATACGTTCAGCAATTTTTGCAGACTTGTCGTTTGTTACACTTTTCAATTCAGCTTTTTGACGTTCAATGAATTGTTCTTCTAACCATTTAAAGTCTTGCGAGTTTGTAAAATGTTCTTGTTGCTCTTCTTTTGAAGTAGTATTATCGCTGTCTTGTGTTGCAGCATTACATGCACTTTTAATGTACTTGTTATCCGAATCTAGCATAGTTTCTAGTATTCTATTTTTTTCTTTTTTATTAACGTTACCTAAGTCATTGTTAACTAGTTGCATAGTTAAACTATAAGCACGTGCCCACGTTTTTAAAGGATTAGATGCATCCGACAGTATACCTACAGGATGCTCTGCAGTTCTAAACTTGTACTTAGATACATTTCCTTTTTGATAATCAATAATATAAGATACTGGTACAAGCATAACACTTCTATCAGCATAGACTAGTTTTGTACTATCGTGAAATACTTTGTAAAAGTATACAGTGTCATTAGTTTCGGGAATGAAGTCAAATTGAAAGTCTTTGTTTGGTTTAAAGTCTACATCTACAATCCATACAAAGTCTCCAACATAGTCTGTATTAATATTTTCAACAAAGTCTTTAAAACTGTTATGGCGTTTTGTTAATTGATATATACATTCTTTCTCGTCGAACGTTTTTAGTTTTTTAACAGCAATCGGATCATTGAAAGCATAGATGATAGCGAACCCAGGATGACCATAACTTGCAATGATAGGTTGTTTTACTTCTTCTTTTCGTTGTTCTGAAACTGTAGTTGGCACTAGTTTGACAGCGTTCCACGCAATAGGACGCTTTGTACGTTGTCCACATCTCGGAAATACGTGTGTTTTAAACCTTTCAGTTTCTGTTGGAAACCAATTATAGTTAAATGTTTCTAGTAGTTCGTAGTTGTCATTTAGTAACCATACGTAAGGTGATTCATCTTTATACTTGTCAACTTGAGACAAGTCATCCATATCAGTTGTTTTAACAATAGGCCAAGACTTGAATCGACTCTTGGTGAAACTAAATGCAGTATTAAGCATCTTCTATCATATCCATTCTACGTGGTGCCGTGCCGAGGTGTGCACATTTTTCACTGAGATCTGCATCTACATAAATTTTAAAATCATAATCTCTTGCAGTGCGGCAAAACTCAACATCTTCTCCGATGTAAGATTCTGTTTTACGATCATATTTAAAACTAAAGTAAGGCAAGTGTAGCTTTTCGAATACTTTCATATCAGTTAGCATAACACCCATGCCTACACTCGCTACTTCATGCAAACCTTTACGTTTTGTTAAACGGTTGTCCATGTCTTTGTCTGAAGTGAACGCAACACTTCTAAATGGCCAATGTCGTGTACTATAGTTACATGCAACAACTGAACGTTTACGTTTACTTAATCCAAAATAAACATCAGGTGGAAAAACCATATCACTGTCTAACCATAATATTTCTGTACATTCATCTCGCTTTGCACTGTCTACTAAACGATTTCGTTGATCTGGAAGTATACTACCATTTTCAAAGTATAAGTTGTATTCAATTTTATCCGTAACTAATTTTGCTACCAGTTCTGTTAAACAGTAAGTAAATCCACTATGTATCGTATCCCTGACAGGAACACAGATTGCTAGTTTTTTCGCTGACATAACTACCTCATTAGTTCTTCAGGAACAATGTCTGAAGGTTTTACGGTTTTTTCTGCTTGTTGTACTACATTATTTAAATGTGTGCTTAGTTTGGTTGTTTCTTTAATACATTCTTGAAAACTATTATTGTCTAAACAACTTACCTTAAACATAGTTTCAGCTGACACTTTACCTTGTGCCAGTAATTCAACTGCACTTTGTTTAGCAAGTTTTTTAATCCAGTATTCTTTTTCTTGAAGATCATCGTCGATTGACAACTCATCCTTTTCATACATAGATTCGAATTCACTTTTAATATTTTTTAAAATAGAAACAAGATCTTTATCTTTTCCTAATGTCTTTTTTGATGCTGCAGCCAAGTCTTCGTTAACTTTTCGATACTTGCTTGCTACTGTTGGGTATCCGCCTAGCACAAATGTACTATACTCGTATTTTGTCATTAATTTCTCCTATGAGTTTCTATTGACCGCCGAAGCTAGCACTAAGGTAAACTGTGTTACCAGCAGTAATACTAACTTGTGTGCCAAGTTGACTCATTGTACGAGTAGTACCGCTTGTAAAACCATAATAAATTTGTACTTGGTTAATCGATATTTGACTACCCGTTGCTGGTAATGCCATGTTTCCCTCAGTTTCTTTCTATACTAACATATTTATTAATTTTGTCAATTGTTATTTTTCAGCTTCTCAATCTCTGATTTTAGTTCATCTATCATCGTTTGCTGATCTTTGATAGCTTCAATTAACAATGGAACCATACGTTCGTACTTAACAGTTTTGTATTCCTCATTGCCGGGAATTTCAGATACTGCTTCTGGTAGTACTTGTTCTACTTGCTGTGCACTTACACCAACTTCTTGATTTTCTTTTGTAAATCCAAGTTCATGTGCTTTTTCATTACCAGTATAGTAGAAACCGTTTAATGTTTTAACTTTGTCAACAGCACCGGTAATGTTACCTTCGATGTTTTTAAGACGTTCGTCTGAGTAGTATGCAGTAACATCGCCTGTAGCATATACATTTCCAATAACGTGCAATTTACTTGCAGGTGCATTTGTACCAATGCCAACGTTACCTGTAAATTCTGCTAAACTCACTGTACCGTCATCTACTACTTCGATACTTGGAATACCTGAGATGTCGTTAACACTAAAAATTGTTCCAGTTAAGTCGTCGCTAACAGCAAACAACTGTCCACTAGTGCCATGTACTTCAAGTAACTCATCTGGGTTAGTAATACCAATACCAACTTGACCTGGGAACCATGCAATGCCGCCCGGTCTTAGTACAAGTGCATCTGTGTTTGCTGCTGCTCCATCACCGCCGATTTCGCTTGCAGTATTTTGAACTTGATATCTGAATGATAAACTATTTTGATAATCAGCAGTCCCAGTTTGTGGGTTATGATGCATTACCCAATGCTTATTTGTACCACTACTAGGAGCATTAGTAAGTACCAAGTTACTTGCCCAGCTGCCACTATCTTCTGCAATAATCTGCAACTGTGCTTCTGTTGATTCTATAACTGCAGTAGCATTACCTCCAACTACTCTGTTAGTTACCGATGTAGGGCTCACATGCAATTGTGTAGAAGCATCTGCATCACGGCCCATCATCACGTTACCATTTGGACTAAGCACAATGTTATTAGTACCGTTGTTACCTGCAGCTTCGTTTAAAATATCAGTATTGCCTGTTGTAGTTCCATAACCGAATTTAAGTCTACTACCAACTGAACTACCTCTGTGATGTATGGCCCAGTGTTTAGTGTCTGCACTTAATATCAATCCGGCAGCATTTGCTCCACTGTCATCTGCTAGAATTTGTATTCTTCCATCAACACCTTCACTAATAATGTGTGCATTACTGTCATAATGTCCATTTGTTGTTGCATGTTTAACATGTAAAACAGTATTACTATAGTGGGTTATGCTCATTGCACCAGGACCAATGCCTACACGGCCATCGTAGTAGAAAGCAAAATCTCTACCAGTAGTACTGGTTGGAGAACCACGACTATATCCATCACCTGCAGAAGCAAAGAACATATGATTGAGTTCGTTTGACTGTCCATCACCGTCGTACCCCATATAAATCGATGGGTCAGCACCTGTTCCCTCACCAAACATAATCAAACCAACACCGGTACCGCCAGTTGCTGTATCGGATTCAATGTATATGTTACCGTTGCTTATGTGTAATTTTTCCTGTGGTACTGTAATACCGATACCAACACGACCTTTTTCGCTAACACGGAATTTTTCTGTAAATGTTGCGCCGCCTACTGCATCAGTGCCTTCGCTAGTATAAACAACAAAGTTACCGTTACCTTCGCTAGTTACTCCACCATCAGTACCATCACTGTCATAAACTGTCATACCAATACGAACTTGTGGCGTAGCAGTAGTATTATCGTCTGTCATTTTAAAGTCAATAAAGTTACCGTTTGAACCAAGACCGTCGATATCTGCCTGATAGTTATGTAATGTTAGTAGTACTGGACTTGCGGCTGCTTCGTAAAGATGCAGTTTTGTTTCTGGATTTCCTGTACCAACACCAATGTCGCCGCCATTTTCTAAAACTAGTACATTAGCGCCAAATCCTGTAGTATCAAATTTAAATCCTTGCCCCGACTTAGCTCTAATATAGTTCCACGTACCGTCTGCACCCATTGTCATACGTTGTGTGCCGCTAATGTTAATATTAAATGATTCTGTTCCGCCATTTACAGTTAAATTACCTGTTGGAACAGTTTGTCCAATACCAACCCAACCGTTTTGCAGCATACTAAACGCTTCGACTTGTGTACCAGTTTGGTTGTCAGCAAAAATACTTAAACTATTTTCGTTGTTGCTACGTGAACCCATGTACTTGATACTAAAACCGTGTTGTCCACTATCAGCAGGAGTACCAGTAGCATCTCCTATTCTAATTAATGTTAAATCGTTACCAACAGTACCTAAACGCATCGCAGTATAGTTTGATCCATCCTGTAATCGTACAATTTCATCGTATACACGAGTTTTACCATTAACTTGTAATTTACTTGTGCCATCGTCTGTAGCAGTACCGATTAGTACATTACCAAATTCTTCTGCTAGTCTGATAGTACCGTCGTCGTCTACTTCAATACTCGGAACACCGGATACGTCATTAACAGCAAATATAGTACCACTCATGCTGTCTGATACACTAAACAATTGTCCGCTGTCACCGTGTACTTCAAATCTATTTGTAGGAGTACTAATACCAATACCTACATCACCTGCAAAGTATCCTTGTCCTTGCGACTTAACCCAGAACTTGTCGCCTGATGTAGTTCTAGTTCTGATATGGAAATCTGCACTGTTGTTGTTTGTGTCGTTAATATAAAACTTGGTTCTATTAGCAGTTCCGTCTTTTACTTCTAGTTTTGCTGTAGGAATAGTACTACCAATACCTACAAGTCCTGAACTCATTATTGTAAAGTAAGCAGATCCATCGCCCAAGCCTTGAATAGTTGTAGGTTTACTTGATCCATTGCCGCCGCCATACACAATACTAAATTGACTTAGTCCTGTATCATCTGCACCAATAGCCCAGTTGTTGTCATCTACTGTTGTTGCGTTATGTGTTGCAGTAGTGTCGTAAAATCTAATAAACGGCGAAGTATTTGAGGTCGGTGCAACAAGATCAATACCAGCTCCTGTTACAGTGGGATTACTAGCAAGCAAAGAGGAAACTCTCAGTACAGTTTCGCTTGCGCCGCCGTAAACATGTAAATTTTCTGCAGGTGTTGCTGTACCGATACCTACTGTACCAGCATTTGTAATCACTGCGCCAATTCCGCTGGACGACTCAAACTCTGCAACAGCATAATCTGCAGATGTGCCGTTGTTGCTTACTCTGAATGTTGCTGCTGTTTTTAAAGGTGTTGCAGTCCCACCATCACTTATAAGTGTACCTGCTTCACCACTGGCGTATGCTGCAGTGACATCTAACAGTACTGACCCATCTACGTGCAATGTTTCAGTTGGTGCTCCAGTACTAATACCAACTGAGCCGTCTCTGTTAAATGTCATAACGTCAGTTACGCTAGTTACATTCGATGTGTTGCCATGTGTGTGAAAATCGTCAGCTGTTGCAGTAAAACTTCTTAAGTATAATCTATTGTCGTTAGGAGAATTATGAAATCCGAAGCCTTCATTACTATTTCTTAGATAAAGCGAACTTGCATGATCTCCCACATCATTGCCTACAATATCTACTGTGCTTTCATCTCCGAACAATCGTATACCAGTACCATTATTGGCATATAAATGTTTGTACACACCTGTGGGCAATGCATCTGTAGTCCCTGATACATCTAAGCGTGCCTGCGGATTTGTTATACCAATGCCAACACGTTTGTTAAAATGCCAGCCATCCGATGTGTTACCATATGTAATAGTAGCACCTGCACCGTCGACTGTCCATCCTGCTCCATTTGCTGCGGCTGCATCGGCTGCGCCACTGGCTAGTGTAATATTAAGATCATCTACAGTTAGTGTTGTACTGTTAATAGTAGTAGTTGTACCATTTACAGTTAAGTCGCCGTCAACTGTTAAATTACCACCTACAGTTGCAGCACCAGTTGTAGTAAAACTCGCAGCATTGATACTTCCTGCAAGTTCCATGTTTTGCCATTTAAATGAAGTTGTACCTAAATCATATGTTGCGGACACAGTAGGTGTTAAGTCGCCGCCTATTGAAGTTGCGCCGCCTAGCTTACTAGTGCCAACTACATGCAACTTATCACTTGGAGTGTTTGTACCGATACCAACATTACCTGTAAATTCTGCTAGGCTTACTGTACCATCATCTACAACTTCAATACTTGGAATACCTGAGATGTCGTTAACACTAAAGATAGTACCAGTTAAGTCATCACTAACAGCAAATAGTTGACCGCTTGTACCATGTATTTCAAACGCTTCGCTTGGATTAGTAATACCAATACCAACTTCTCCTGTACTCATTATTGCAAGATGTGTGTTACCAATAAGTGTTGTACCATTGGCATCAAATAAAGCACCAATATGAATATTACGGTTATGGTTACCTATAATAGTGTGTCCATCTGTCCCACCCGCAGGGTCATATTCACTAACTGCAAATATCGGTCTAAATTCACTACCTGTACTTGTGTCATTGTATCTATTTGCAATGATAAATGGAGTATCTAGCGCACTGTGTTGAACATGGAATAGTGCGTCAGGATTGGTTGTACCAACACCTATAAAACCTGATTCGCCTTCAATAGTAAATCTTTCTGCTGGTGATCCGGTGTTATCAACTACAATACCAAAATTAACTGCGTTGCTTACACCTGTTGTGCGAGCAACCATTCTAACATCACCAGTATAAGAACGCATGTTGACTGCAGCAAAGGACCCTGCAGTAGTGTTTCCGTTTTCAATTTTAATTTCTGCACCATAATCATTTGTGCCTAGTACTAAAATATTACCTGAATTGTCAATATCTTGTCTGGCATGAATTAATGCCTGAACAGCGCCACCAGCATTTTGAACACCTACGTTTAATCTACCATCTTCAGCAAGACCCATGAGCTGTGTTCCGGATCCGCTATTGCCATTTTTATACCAAGCAAAATAACGATCAGTATCGTCATTGTCAGTATCAATGTTAAACGTCATTAGTTC